ATGGCGTACAGGGTTCCAAGCATGCCTCCTACTGCCGCCCCTACATCCTCCATGCCGAACTGAAACTGTCGTGCGCTCAGCAGGGCCCCTACCAGCATGGCAGCCAGCAGTATGTCGGGTAAATGTGGAATGGTCCATGCTGCCGCACTAGCCAGCGCAGCAGCAACATTGGCTCCGGCCGTCAGGAGAGCTTTGATATGAAGGAGTCCATAGGCGACCCCGATGGCTCCCAGCACCGGCAGAATCATATCCAGATGATCCCCCACCCAGGAAGCACCGGTTATCATCACATCAAAGGCATCCGCGGCTGCTCCCGCCAGGACAGACATGCCATTGACAGCGCCGTTCACAAGCTCTTCAAAGGAATCACTGTTCCCGATCTCCCTCATCCGCTCAAATACCGGCTCAAAAGCCTGAAAAACGTGATTGCGGAAAGAAGCCCCGATCTGCTGAAATGTCTTCGGCATGGACTCAAATTTCTCATTGGTCTCGTCCGCAGCAGAGAACATGGCCGCCTTCACCAGTTCCGCAGAAAGAAAACCCTCCCCCGCCAGATCCTTCAGATATTTCTGAACATTCCCGGCCAGGTCCTCTGCTTTCATATCCATGGCGTCGGCTGCTGCAGCCATGACATCCTCATTGCTCTCAATGTATTTGCCGATATTCTGGATAATATTGGGAGCCTGTTCCAGGATGCTGTTGTATTCCTCTCCCCTGAGCACTCCGGAGCCCATGGCCTGAGTAAGCTGCAGCATGGCGGCCTGGATGCCGGAAGCCTCCGTCCCCGCAATGGTGAACTGTTTATTGATCTGCTCCATAAAATCAACGATCTCATCCGTTCCGGAAAATGCGCTGCCCGCCATCAGCCCCAGCTTTGACACGGCATCCGCAGTTGCCAGATAATCCCCTCTCGCCCTTTCTGCCGACTGGAAGATTTCCTCCTGCAGTTCCTTTGTGGTCCTGAGTCCGTCATTCATCTGATTCATCATCAGATTTAATCGGGAACCGAGCATGGTCTGTGTATCCGACATGCCGACAAAGGCCTTTACAAAAAGGGAGCTTCCCGCCACGGCTGCGATCTTCTTAAATGTGGAAAGCAGACTTCCTGCGGCCCGGTCCGTCCCCCTGACTGCGTTCTCCTGACCATACTGGTTTTGTATCATTTGCTCCAGGAGACGATTGGTATCACGGGATGCAGACTCCATATTTTGAAGAGCCTCTATGGTTGCCTCTCCTGTCTGATTCAAAGCGCTTGTCAGATTCTGATCCAGAACAGATACGGACTGCACTGCCCGATTTCCCAGATCAATAAAATCCTGCCAGGAGGCAGAAAACCGGTCCGTCAATGTCAGAGTCTCTGTGATCTGTCCCATATCCTACCTCCTTTTGATCTCCTTGGATTCTTTTTCCAGAAGCGCCGACATAAAAAGTCTTTCTTTCAGACTTCTCTGCAACAGATCCAGGGGAAAGATACCGTGATCGCACAGCATCCTCTGGCACAGCTGCACCATCCAGGTATTTTCCCCTACGAGTTTTTTGCTTCTTCTCTCAACTCATCAAACTCTTCTTCCGACGTCACCATATCGTTAACCTGTTTGATGGCTTTTACCAGTCGGCCATACTCCCCTGCAGTCAGCATCCGCCCGGGAACCTCCAGAGGATCCATGGTCTTATAGTACTTGCAGATCTCCGCATCCTTAAAATTAGGCTCCACCACGCAGGAGGCTACCAGCAGCTTTCCGTATCTGTCGCTGTCCAGTTCCTGGGTCACAAGGCCATTAATTTTTGTCCGGACCGTAGCCTGTTTTATCAGTTTTCCATTGGTCTCCTGATCAATGACCCGGATCAGAAACGGCCTGGGCTTTCCCTCACTGTCTTTAAATCTTTTCGAAATCATTACCTCCCTGGTCTCGTCCATGACCGGAGGCTGTAAAAATGCTCTGATATCTCCCATTGTCTTCTCCTTATCCTAATTGTGACGGGTCCTTAAACCAGTCAAGGACCTCAATATTTGTGTACGAAAATGATACTTCCATCTCCAGAAAATCTGCGTCCGCATCCAACATGGCCACCGGGAGCTTCTGCAGCTTCACATTATACAGAACCACTGTCTGAGACCCGACGCTGGTAGACGGATCATCGTTGGTGATCTGCAGGGTAAAATAGGGCAGTTTTCCGGTCTTTAAGTATTCCTGAAGCAGCCTGAGAAAATGAGGGGTCCCATAATAGATGGTCATAGTCCCTGTCAGAGAGACCCCCGTGGTTTTTTTCTGAACCAGAGTGGTCCCCACCACTTTAAAATCCGACTCCTGAAACTCTGCATCGGACTGGAATTTTTTCATTCCGAACATCTCATGATTTTCCCCGTTGATCGTTGCAAATGCACTTCCGGATTTTCCATTCAGTGCATCCCTTTCCAGTAAGAAACTCATTTATCCGCCTCCTTACGTCTCTGCCGTGTTGGCTGTCACCGTTACCGTGATATAGATCTTTTCAATACTGTCCACAGGCTGGAGCATCGTATGAACCACTACGGAATCTCTCTCCTCCCCCTGCCTCACCGTCACATCGTCAGGGCTGAAATCCCTGATCCCGCCATTGGCCTGCATCTCGTTAAAATACCCGGTGATCCACCCCTTCAGAAGATTTCTTCCGGCTTCCGTGTTATCTACCTTGCCGATGTAATACAGGCTGAACTCCCGGTAAACGTCATTGCAGAACTGATTGAGGACCCGCATAACCCGGTTTTTTGAATAGTCCTTCTGCTTCTCCGCCGTGAAAGAAGTAAAAGTGTTGACATCGGTACAGACCTTTACGGTACCAAAATTGTCAATAAACACGATCTCTCCCGCCTGAACTGCCTCCGTGATCTGAGTATCCGTCAATTTTGGAAAGGCTTCAACCGCCCCGGGGTACCGGGCATAGGTCAGGGACTGATGGTATCTGGCTCCCGCCTCCGCTCCTCCCAGCCACCATACAGCCTGCTGAGGCGTCAGAATCGTCCCGTCAGATAATTTTACACCATTGTTCACAGAGATCACCCATTCGCTGTCACAGCTCTGTGCTTCTGCCATCACCGCCTGGCACTTGAAACCCGCTCCCTCCGAAACACGCTTCACAAAAGCTGCCATCGCCTGTATGACAACGCTGTCTGTTCCGTCATAGATCAGGATGTCAAACGGATACGGTTCCAGCACCTGGAGAAACTGCGCATAGTCGGCGGACGTTACCTTGGGATCCGCTCCTCCGGTAAGAGGCACCCCTGCATGATCTTCCAGAGTCCCCGAGCCGGAAAATACTACCCAGTCATTTTCTGACAGTTCCTTTGCATCTGTTACGGACTGCGTATCTGCAATAATCCCGTCGATTATAGTAGAAACGTCGAACACACCTTCTCTGTCCGGGCCACGATGACCGTAATGTCATTTCCACGCCGCCCCTCACACAGAGCAGTGACCGTCAGACTGCCGATCTCTGCCGCTGCTTTCCCACCGCCGGCGCCCGCGGGACGGTAGAGCAGAATCTTCACCGGCCCGTCTGTAGTATCACTTCCCTTCATGATCTCACGAAGGAACAGCGCTTTTTCACTGGTGATGTCATAACCGATATAAGGACGCAGATCCTCTCCCGGGATGATCTCCCGGATCACACCCGCGGGCCCCCAGGAGAGGGGTTCTGCGATAGCCACAACACCCTTTTCTCCGAAACTGACAGGGAGATTTCCCTGAGATTTCGTATTAATGTAGACGCCCGGCTGCACTTTGTTCTGGCTGGTCCATATTCCTCCTGCCATGCTTTCACTTCCTTTCTTTTCCCTTCAACGCCTTATCCATCCGGCGGCGACCCTCAAACTGGAATGGCTTTGTGACTACACCCACTGTGAGGATACCCTGCTCCTTGGCAATTTCAGCCACTACAGGGGCCGCCCCGGTGCCGGTGCCACCACCCATACCGGCGGTGACAAACACCATGTCGGTACCCTTGAGCATGGAGGAAATCTGTTCCCTGCTCTCCTTTGCCGACTCCCGGCCTACCTCAGGATTGGCTCCCGCCCCTTTACCAC